CTTCCAAGCGGCGTCGATGATTTTCTTTTTTGCTTTGGCTGCAACACCGTAACGGTCGGAATCGACCGTAACCTTAATGCCGGTAACTCGACCGTCGTACCGTACAGTCTTCTTAGTCCTAGCCACGAGCAGTATCCCCTGTCTCCACATCACAAAGCAGTGTTACCTGCCAGTTTAGCGTATCGATCTGGGCATTACGCACAACTAGCTTCAAGCCCTCAACCCTGGTGTCGGTAGGCATTTCGTCTACTTGGAGACGCATACCTTCACCGAACGACACACGTACAGAAGGCTCACCCCACAAATCCTGTGATACAAGCTCGTTCTTGTCGAGATGCAAAAGCTGCACACGATAAGCGTGAACACCTGTCACTTCACCGGCCCACTCACGGTTACGAGCACGCCAGTCCACGTTCGGTGTAATGTTCGCCCAACCCCTCCACACAGGATGGTTGTCCTTAGCCGACAGACCATTGTCAGCCGTCCAATCATACGACACTGTGTCGGGCGTTTCGTAGATGGATACCTTCGTATTAGCCAACAACTGCAATGGGTAGTACGAGGCATACAAGAACAAGGGGTGGATATTAGGATTGATCGACAGTGCCACTAGAAGTTCACCACCCAATCCACAGGCTCAAACGTCGGCTGCACAACATCAAAGCAGAGGTTGTTCTCCTCGTCTTCTCTTGCCTGAGCACGCAACTGCTTAGCGCGTCCGACAATGGCCGACAATAGCTTAGCGCCGTCCGTCTGCTTGTCGTCCGTCTTCAAGACAAGCAACTGCAAAGCCTTATCCATGCCAATAGCGTCACACGCATCAGCAGCAGCCAGCTTCACATTACCGCTGTTAACGGCGAGCAAAGCCTCGATCTCTTCATCCGCGAAAAGATAACGTGGCTCATTGCGAAGATCACGCAAGTCCTCCAACTTGCGCAGATCAGGAATAAGGACACGCACCTGGCCCACAGGCGAAGAAAAATCAATATCACTCATGAAACCAGTATAGCAATACCCCTGTGACTAAAAGCGACACAGGGGTATTGCTAATCAGGCAGGATCAGGCAGGCTCAATCGTGCCAGTCGAGCCAATGATACCGTCGTAACTAACGAGACCAGCACCGGCGATCTGCCGGATACGGATTTCGATATCATCATTATCGAAGCTGCCCTCGTAGGGGTTAACGTCGCCACCACCGATCATCTGACCAGTGGCATTGTGGATACGAAGCTCAGGTGCCTCGCGACCCAGCATACCCGTCTTGGCCAGAACAGTCTTGCCATTAGCGCGACCACCCTTCGGAAGAAGGACCCACGCATTATCGCCACCAACGACGGAAATCAGATCAGACGTGACAACTTCCAGGTCCTTCAGAGGGTTACCCTTGATATCCGTCCGCTTCCCGTTCTGCACACGGATTTCGTTAATTTGGGTATAACCCTTAGCAACCTCAGCGAGAGCAGGGTTAGTGACAAGCACGAAGCCCTCGGGGACATAAGTCGAATGACCATCACGAATAGTCGCAAGCGCCTGGTAACGAGCCGCAACAACCGCATTAAACGACAGCGGATAAACTTCGTGCGAAATATCAAGATCACCACGAATGTCCTCTGGAACAGTGGAGAACTTAGCCTTCGTCTTATTGGTCTCATTAAAGACATCAGTACGAAGAGTCTTCTTCTGAGGGTCAAAGAGCTGCAACAGGACCAAAAGGTCCTCAGTACGCGCAGCGATAGCAGCAGCATCCTTCGGGAAGCGACTAATCACGTTCCACTGATCGTTAATGAACGCTTCGAAGCTGAACTGGACGCGAGCACCGTGCTTAGCGGTGGTAATAAAAGCACCATCCGCCTGGTAGCTCATGGTGGGGTATGGCGTCAACTCAGGCACATGAGGCAGAGTGCCCACAGGGTGCTTGTAGCCACCATTGTCGATAGGGGCTGTGGTGCTATTAGGCTTCAGCGACAGAAGCGAGGAGGCACGGAAATCCGTCAGCAGCTCCTTGGTCGCGATCTTGTCCCAAATCGTCTCATGAGCATCGTAATACTCTTGAAAACGGACATTTGCGGCCTTCACAAACATAGGTGCCAGCTGGTCAGAGGTGATAGCCTCCTTCAGGCGCGCCTGCGCGAGACGGTCACCTTCAAGAGCTTCAGCCAACTGGTTATTGAAATCAGCTTGGTCCTTAAAACGCATGTTAAAGTCTCCCTATCAGGCGTTCTTCGCAGGTGCGAGAACGACCTGCATCTTCTGAGGGTTGGGAGAGGCAGCAAGAGGCTCCTTCAGCCAACCGATAACAACATCAGCACCGTCCTTAACGGTCGTAATCTCAGGCTTCACACCTGCGCCAGTTGCAGCCTTCGCGTACACAGGAGCGCCAGCCTTAGCAGCGGCAATAGACTTGCCGACAAGCTCGAACACACCGCCAGCGACACGCACAGAGGCATAACCCTTGCCATTCAGGCCGTACGTGGGTGCGACAAGAACATCTCCGATAGTCGGTGTAGGACTGCCTTCAATCCTAGGATTAACCTTCGACTGAAGAACACCCGCGATGCCGTTGTCCTTGTTGATAACAACGACATCCCCAGGCTCAAGATGAGCCTGCGTAGCATCAACAGGCAGAGAAAGAGTCTTCGAGTACTCAAAGATCTGGTTGTCGTTGACAACCGGAACCTTAATAGGCATGACTGCCATGGTAGTCACCAACCAATCTTTCCGTAAGATTCCTTCAAGGAAACCTCAGCCGACTTGTCTTCAACAGGGGTAGCGGTCGCAGCGACGGCCTCCTTGAGATAATCGCGCTCAGCTTCAAGAGCAGACTCGACATCCGCGCCCTTCTTCACAGCCTCACGAACACGCACGACAGCCGCCTCCGGCAAACCGGACTCGGCAATCTTCTTGCCCGCTTCAATAGCGGCATCGACATCGACAGATGCCTCTTCGACCTTCTCTTCCTCCTTGGACTCCTGAATAGAAGTCACAACGGAATCGAGCTTAGAACCAAGTGCCTCAATAAGAGTGGCAAACTTAGTCTCAAGGTCGCTGAACTTGGACTCGATCTCCTTGTCCATGCCCGCCTCCTTAGTAATAGAGTTGTTTCGATTTGATTCTAGCAGATCAATAACTGCGCCACCCGCACCGGGGGCGGTAACAAAGTCAACTGAGCGAACACCGGCAAAAACAGGAACAACACCTGTTTCTGCAATTGGCTCGTTACACCAAGCATTGATGGAAACACCAATGTGTTCCCACTTATCTCGGATGATTTCATTTACACCCGAGAACACCTTACAGATGGTGTAGAGAGCGCCGTCTTCCCCCACTGTCGCGTCTTCCAAAAACACGCCAGCGTAGTCACGAATAGAGCGCTCCGGGCGCTCCCACTCTTCGCTCTCTGTCGGGTGGTCAATAAACATTTCTGTGCCCGCCTTGAACAAAGGCGCAGACTCAGCCAAGTTCTCAGCAGTGTAAATACCACTCGAACCCTGGCCCGGCACGATAATACGGATGCGGTACTTACCCTCACCAAGAGACTCAGTACCGACAGCCGCCGTTGACTCATGCAACTTATGCATCAGTACTCCTATCCCGGTTGTCATTTGTACCATCAGACATTGGCCCAACACCTGTTGCGCGCCCGTCTTCAGCATCATCACTCTTTGTTGAATCTTCTTCAGGCAGTTCAGGCAAATCTTCCAACGGCAAAGACCCAGCAATCTTCAAGAGCTGCAACACACCCGAACGCATCTCAATCTGATGCAAGGCACCATTCTGGTACGCAAGCGTCAAAGACTGAATACGGCGGTGTGTCTGGTCATTGTTGATCGAACCGTACTCAATCGACACCTTGATGCCGAGAGCCAGAGCAATCTCATTCAACATGTCGATATGCAGTTGACGACGCAATTCCAACGCCTTAAACGTCGGGTCTTCCAGCGCAGTCTCAGCGCCCTGTCGTCCACCTGCAGAACCATCAGTCAGCAACACCGACAAGGGGATGTCGAGAGCAGCCGACACCATAGCTGCAAGAGGCGTGCCAGCCGAGAAGTCGATCCCGGCACCCGCCTTGTTAATTGCCTGGATGTCTTGGCCAGCGCCAATGTTCGC